GGAAAATCAAATGGGACGTCCTCTAAAAATCGCAAAGGCTCAAGCAGTCTTAACAATTACTAATACAGCCACTACAGGCAGTATTGTCACAATCTCAGGTGGAAATTTAACAACTTCACCTACAGTAGGTGTAGCATCTGGTATGTCATTTGTAGTAGCATCAAACATCAGTGGTTTGGTTGCTGGTACAATATACTATGTTGATACTATTTTATCAAACACTACATTCAGCGTTTCAACTACACAATTAAGTGTTCAACCACGTGTAATGGCTACATTAGCTAATTCATCAGGTGGCACAGTTAAAGCATCATTCAATGTTGTTGATGCATATTTCAACAATCCAAACGGTGGTCCTGGCTTCCCAACAACAAATGCTAACACATATAGCGTAGTTGGTGGTAACACAGCTATTGTTGGTAAGCAAGTACTAGCACAAGTTGCTATTGGTATCAATGGAACAGGTACACTTTACGGTGATACAGGTAACTTGAATGTATATGGATCTGGAACAGACTTTGCCAACACATTGTCAGTTGGTTCTGCTATTCAAGTTGCTTCTGCAAATATTAACGGTGGTACTGATTATACAACAGTTGGTTTTGTTGGAACCAACACTGGATACATCACTGTTGCAGTTGCTAATACAACTGCTACTGGTAATGTAATAGGTACATCAGGTAATGCACAAACATTGTTTGTTGGCGCACCAGTTATATTCAGTGCAAATACAGGTGGTTTGGTTGCAAATTATCAGTACTTTGTTAAAACTATTGCCAATGCAGCCGCATTTACAGTATCCGATGAACAATACGGTCCAACAAAAGGACTTACAACTGGAAGTACAACTGCAAATGCTAGAATCGATGTAACTGTATTGGCTGCAACTCCTACAGCAAACTTTACAAATGCATCATTTGTTTTTGCAAATGATGAACCAGGTTACATTGTTCGTCAAAAAGGCAAGCAAAAATATCTAGTAACAGGTACAGTAACTGGCTTAACAGCACAATGTTATTTGGCTAATGTTGCAAACACAGCATTAACACCAAATACAATGCACATTATTGCTACGTATGCTAACGCTACTACTCAAGCTGTTCAGAGTTTATCTGACCATACTGTTGAGTTGTTTACTGCTAATTCAGGTGTAGTTGCAACAGGTACAGCGAATATCAACAATTCAGCTCCTGCTTTTGCTACATTTAATAGTGCGGCAGCGGCAAACGTTGCAAACGCAATGCCTTACCCATTAGTACAAATAGCGAGCGCATAAAATGGCAACCAGTAATTCCAGAGCATTGAAAGTACAAGCTGAAACTGACATAGCGGTACTTCAAGTCCAAGTTAAAAACATCGAAGATAAAATCGGTGAGGTTAAAGAGGATTTGAAGGCTCTTCATCAGGCTATAGAGAACAATGCTGAGGAGACAAGACAAATGCTAAAAACTATGCGTGATGAAGATACGCAAGCGCATGACAAATTGGCTAGCAAAATTTCTGCACTAGAGAAATGGCGCTGGATGATTATGGGAGCAGGTGTTGTTTTAGGCTCAATGGGATTTGATACAATTGGTAAATTGTTAAAATAAAAAAAGACTGCTTAGGCAGTCTTTTTTGTTAGTGTGTTTAGTTTTTCTTGTACTACGTCAAAATTAACAGTACTGAACAATCCCGGATGTAGTGGTTTGGGATATTGCCCTTCCCCTACCCAAGCATACCCGCAATGTTCTTCATTTAGCACAGGGATAAACTCATCATCTACTTCACAAAAGAATGTATGATATGTAAATGTGTTGTTGATGAATTTTTGTATAGGGACTAGTTTTCCCGTTACAGGAAAATATCCAACTTCTTCTTCACACTCTCTGATAATACCTTCGAGTAGTGTTTCATTTTCTTCAATTTTTCCACCTGGAATACCCCAGTTACCAGGATTCTTGGTATCAGTTCTAAGCATGTAAAGATAACGATTGGTTTTCTTGCTGTAAAAGAAAACTCCTGCGGATTGATTACTCATATAATAATTTATCATGAATTAAATCACTATAGAATAATCTCCCTGTTCATACCAACCTTCATAGGATTTCATCCATGTACCTTCAACATATCTATATTGAATAGCGGTTGAAAGATTGGTTACATACTGTACAGTGGTGTCAGCTTTGCTGTTGAATGCCACATACCACTGCATGGTGTTTGCATCAAATTCAATAATATCATTTGCATTTGCCACAAGATTACCCCACGCAACAGTAGTATCTCCTAGATTTCCTATGTTCTCAACAATCAGATATCTGACACCGTTTATAGGTCCTGGCAATCCTGAATTTGGAGCAGTCACTTGCGGATTTATTACACCGTTAACAGGGTCTAGAGTATTTTGAGGTAGAGTATCTGGGTCAATGCTGTAAATTAAAAATCTATCATCACTTGGATTTGGTACAATAGTACCTACAATGTCATGGTCAATATAAGGATTCTGTAACCAAATTTGACTGATACCTGGTTTTACTGCGCCATATACGTTTAGCACACTACTCCAGTATACATCTGTTGCAGGACTTGCAGGTAAATTTAAATCAATGTTGCTTGGGTAAAAAGCCTCATTAGCAGGTAATATCTGTAGTTGATTTCCTAACAACAACACCTTGTAACCATATGGTGTAATTTTTTGTCTAGTGCCTAGTAACAAATCGTCATCCTGAATATCAGTCAGTGCATTACCTTTAAAAATACTTGCAATAATTTTTTCAATAACACCCATCTTTTTGAGTTTACTTGCAGTACTTAACCATATTGGCATGTAGAATTTCCATGTCATGACATCGATTGGGTTACCTGTACCTACAGGAATACTGCGACTACTAAATGTCAATCCATCTTGAAACACCGCACTCAAACTAGTCCAATCAACAAAGTTGTCAGTACTTTGAATTTCTAATGCAGGGTTAAACAATGTACCCAACTGTTCAATAATTTCTAATTTTTGATTATAGTTAGTAGTCCAAAAATCTACGCTGATACGTAACGTATAAGGTACAGGCATCAAACGTTCAATTGTAAATGCTTGCCCTTGCACTTCTTCATACTGCTGTGTTTCATTATTGTAACTACGTTGGCGCACTTGAATGTTGTCAACAAAGGTAGGATCTTGAGTCCATTTTTGATTATATTCTAGGCCACTGATATAGTATGTAATCAGCGGTGCACTTGGTAAATTGCTTGCGCTATTGTTAGCAATAATTGTTGCCGCTTGTCTACTGCTATCTCCGTACATGATAGGCACACGTACTAGGATTGGATTGCCTGCAGGGTCTTTACCTTTAGTAACTTGCCAATTACTAAAAATTTTTGCAAACTGAATTAAAAATCTGCGTATCTGATTGTCATAGAAAAACTGTGCCATTAATTAAGTTCCTGGAGGTATTGGATCTGGGGATAGTGTCAAAATACTTGATAGTGGTTGACGTTGCGGTACATATGTACCGTCTGTAAGTTTTGTCTGCTCACGGTTATTGATAAAGCTAGATAGCTGTGTTTTATTAGTAGCAGAGTTGAAACCAGTTTCTGTTCTTACATTGGTTGAAATTCTAACCCATAGTTTACCGTCCCAGCGATAGAGAATCTGTGGTAAGTAGTCAATACGCAAGAAGTAGTCTCCTACTTGAGGATTTTGTGGGAAACTGATTCCTGCACCTGTTGGGAATCCATTTGGTGCTTGACCATCACCACTCATGTAAGATGTAGAATAACCAAATGTTCTTGGGCTACTACGTGCAATATATTGGAATTTAGGGTCACAATCAGCACGATAGTCCATTGTGTTGGGGCCATATGGTTGTGTTCCTGTAAATCCAGGAGCATCTGGATTCTGGTCTGCTGTAGCATATGTATTGTCTGCGGTTCCGTATGGACCTTTAATAGTACCCAATGACGTTACAGCTAGAATTTCTTGTCCACTGACGAATCCTGAACCAGTTCCACTGTCTGCCATTTCAGGAGCTAGTGATAATTTTTCTATAGTTAACGTATTAAAGAAATCTAATTTATTAGCTGTAGAATCAATCGTCATGTCCCAAATACTCATTGCAGTTGCTTTGGGAATTCTAATCACAGTAGAAGGAGCATACATTGGAGTTTGTATCACAGCAACAGTACCTGTATTTGGTGTTACTCCTGATGTAGGTGGGGCAGGTTGATTGTATTGTTTTGACGGTACGTTGTTACGTATATACTCTCCGTATGTGGGTACAATATATAACTTACTTGTATCGTATCCTGATTTAGGAAGCAATTGTTGTGCCTCAGCCAATGCCGCATCATTAATTTTGATATTTTTATTATATGTAGCAAGAATATCTTTCAAGTCACTATTTGTATCTAGTTGCCAATAATTAGGATCAGGTGGCATTATACCTGCAGGTACCTGTTGAGTAGAAATATAATTTTTATCTCCGTATGTAATTACATAACCCGGCGGATAGGGTTTGGTATTGTCCCATACACCTAAATAGTTATCTTGATTATTAGGCTGACTTAGTATCTGACTGAATTCTTCACTATCAACTAATGGCTCTAATTTAATACGCCATAAGTGAGGAAACCAAGTTGGACTGAAACCTTCGCTGGCATAATTAGCATCAGTAATTTGCATGAAACGTTTTAGTGCATACTGAATAGATTCATCCAGTGGATTATAATCTACCAAGTGAGGTAACTCAATTACATCACCGACCATTAATTTTCTACCCACAAGTTGAATCATGTCATTATAATGTACTGTAACAAATATAATGTCATTGTTTAAAAATAATCCAAATTGACTTAAATCAAAATCTAAATTTTGTACATTATAATGACCACGTAGTCTATAAATACTGGTATCATATGCACGGTCTCTATTTTCCAAGAATAATAAGTCTTGAATATTTGTAGGACTTTGCACAGCATAATCAGGCTGTGTATAATCTGTAGAAGGACCTTGATTAGTTGGCCCTAAATATTTGTGTACATATAAGTCTGTGGCCCCAGCGGTAAACATTTCTGATATAGTTCTATCAAAAAAATTATAATCATTCGTTTTATTCGGGCGCCAAAGCGATAGTCTAGGCATATTTACTCACTTTATTATCTATTTATCGCTAATACCTTTGTACCAAAAACTTGACAATAAATAAAGTCTATGTTACAATACGTATTCAATGACTATTTCGGAGTAAAATATGGCTCGCAAACAAACAGATGACCATTTTGTCAAAGCACTTAATCCACGTGATGCAGACACAAAATATATGGGTGAAGAACCATTCTTCACTACCCAGCTTGAGGGTAGCGATAGAAATGTTGCACTTACACACGGGTTTACATGGTACAATAGGTTCTATAATAAAAAAGATGCAAAAGAATTATTGGCTCAGTATCTAGACCATAACGAGCGTACTATTGATGCTAAATTCGTTCGCAAGATAGAAGACAGAGAATTCTCAATGACCACATGTTGGTTGGCACGTATGACATTGCGTGGGCTACAATTGAATGAACATGAAGACAATGTGCTTCAAAATGATATTTCACGATTGTTGGCTGTAGTCAACAAGCCTGAAGTTGTAGAAAAAGAAGTAGTATCTAATCGTCCTAATATTCAAGAAATCATGCGTGAAAAGGCTAGTGAGGCAGCCGGTGAACTTGAAGGTATGTTTGATGATTTTATTACTACAGGTAAAACCAATTCAAAAGTAGTTGATATTGTTGCAAGTTATAATGTAATGGCTCAACACATTCCAACTATTGTTGAAGTATGGAAAAAGAAACAAACAGAATATGAAGAATTAAGCGAAACCACTGATGTTGAAATGAAACAGGCCTATGGTAATTTAGGTAAAATTCAATTACGTAATACTCTTAAATTTATTGAACAAGTGCTAAGTGACCTAAATAGTTACGTTAGCATCAAGAAAGCTAACAAGGCTCCACGCAAAAAGAAGACAGTGCCTGTTGAAAAGATTGTTGCTAAATTAAAATACTTGAAAGCATTCAAGGATGCCGATTTAGACTTAACAAGCGTTCATCCAACTAAGTTGCATCGTGCAAGTGAGGCATGGGTTTATGATACCGCAAAACGCAAGTTGCATCACTACATTGCCGATGAGTATACAAAAGAATTCCAAGTCAAGGGCAATACACTTATTGGATTTGATGCTACAAATAGTGAAATGAAAACACTACGCAAGCCCGGTGAACAACTTAAAGAAGTCATGGGAAGTAAGCCCGCGGCACGTAAGTATTTCAAGGCAATTAAAGCAGTTAGTGCAGTACCTAACGGTCGCTTTAATGAGAACATGATTATTCTGAAAGCATTCTAATGGCAGATATACAAAAACGAATGGCAGAAATGATGGTATTGATTGATAATTCAATATCATTAACAGATGACAGAGATGAATTATTAATGCTTGCCTGTGCTATGTTGCAACGTACTAAAGAATTATTTGATGTCACACTGGGTGAAGAAGGTAGAAAACAAATGTTTAAGGAATTAGAATGATAGATTTGAATAAGTATAGTGAATTTGTCAAAGCAGTAACCAGTCAGCCTAGCAATGATTTAACTACTTTCATGAATCGATTGGATGAAGTTGATGGTAACGATGGTGGTCCTGATATCAACGTACCACTACTGTTGACTGCATGTCTTGGACTAGCGGCTGAAAGCGGTGAGTTTATCGAAGTGCCCAAAAAAATCTTTTTTCAAGGTAAACCACTTACTGATGAAAACGTATTTCACATGAAACGTGAATTGGGCGATATCCTGTGGTATTGGATTAATGCTTGTCGTGCATTGAATCTTGACCCTAATGAAGTCATTGCAGAGAATGTACGCAAACTTGAAAATCGCTATCCCGGCGGTACATTTGATGCGTTTTACAGCGAAAATCGTAAAACAGGTGATTTGTAAAACCAATATGTTTCTTGATAAATACAATATCAGGAAACATTTATGTCAACATACCCAACAGCCAACCCTTTATCAACTCCCGCTGGTCTAACTCTAGACGAGTTAAAACAGGCCCTATTCAATAACTTATCTTATCGTTTAGGTCAGGGTATTATTGATTTAGAACTAGATCCTCAACATTATCAGGCGGCATACAATTATGCTATTAAGATATATCGTCAGAAAGCACAGGCGGCTACTGAAGAATCATATACATTGATGACAGTAGAAAAAAATGTAGACACGTATACGATGCCTCAGCAATTTATCAACATACGAAATATTTTTCGTAGAACGATTGGTTTAGAAACAGGTCCAGGAGCTACTTCTTTTGATCCTTTTAGTAGTGCTATTCTAAACACATATCTGTTGAACTATAACTATGCAGGTGGTATGGCAACATATGATTTTTATGCTGGTTATGTTAAACTAGCGGCACGTATGTTTGGTGGTTATGTAACTTATACATTTAATCCAGTGACAAAAGTATTGCGTGTTGTTCGTGACTTTAAAGGTTCAGGAGAACAAATATTGATTTGGGCCGATGTGCAGAAACCTGAAGAAGTGCTATTACAAGACCCTGGTGCAGGTGTATGGATTGGCGACTTTATACTAGCACAATTAAAATGCATTATAGGTGAAGCACGTGAGAAATTTGGAACTATTGCAGGTCCAGGTGGCGGTACAAGTCTAAACGGTACTGCTATGAAGGCAGAGGGTTCTAAAGCCCAAGAAATGCTAATTGATGAACTCAAGCGTTATGTGGATTACTCGCAACCACTAACTTGGGTACAAGGATAACCTAAAACTATTTTCTTTGAAACGTTTTTGTAATATAATACATACTACGGGGGTGTTTTTATGATTATAGGTATTACAGGGCTTATTGGTAGTGGCAAAGATACTATTGCAGACTATCTTACAACATATCATGGTTTTAAACGAATTAGTTTTGCGGCTAGTCTAAAAGATGCTGTAGCAAACGTTTTTGGTTGGGAACGTGAATTACTAGAAGGCACAACAAAAACAAGCAGAGAGTGGAGAGAGACAGTTGACCCATGGTGGGCAGAACGTTTGGGAATTCCTGAACTAACACCCAGATGGGTCCTACAGTATTGGGGTACTGAAGTGTGTCGCAAGGGATTTCATGAAGATATTTGGGTAGCTAGTCTAGAACACAAACTATTAAAATCTAAAGATGATATTGTGATAACAGATTGTAGATTTATCAATGAAGTCAACGCTATCAAAAATGCAGGCGGAATCTCTATTAGAGTACTTAGGGGTGAAAATCCCGAGTGGTATGATGCGGCAATAGAATTCAACAAAGGTCCAGATAGAAATACCTACTGGGCTACTAGTAAGCATATACTTGACGAACACAAAGTACATGCAAGCGAATATTCCAGTGTTGGATTGGATTATGACTACTACGTAAACAACAACGGTACCATTGATGAGTTACATAATACTATTCAGAATATTATCAGTAGCCAATCTCAAGGTCTCCCCGTTTCCAATTGACTTCTTTTTTCTTGACTACTTCTACGCAGTTTAAACATATACTGCGTAGATTAGATTGTAACGTGTTTTCTAATTTACCATCAATATGAAACACCGTTATCTGAGTGGTGAATAGACTTTTAAAACCACATAAATCACATGTGGTTTTTTTCTTGTATCCGTTTGTAGCCCAACTAGATTTTCTAGGCTTCAACTTATTCTTCTTTCTACCACACTCATCACATAGACTCCTGTAATGAGTTATACCGTTACGTTTGTAGTTAACAGCGCAGGCATTTTTGTTGCATATTTTACAGATGGGTCTCATCAACTATTTATAGCTGAACCTTCGAAGGCACGGTAATACCGTCTTTTTTATTTTTTTTAATAAATAATAGTATGCATTCAGGTTGTAAACCTCATAATCTTACATAAAAGGAAAAATAAAATGGCATTAACATCACCAGGCGTAGAAGTAACGATTATTGACCAAAGTCAATATTTACCAGCCGCAACCAGCTCCGTTCCATTAGTAATCTTTGCAACGGCGCAGAACAAATCTAACCCTTCAGGTACAGGCGTAGCGCCAGGTACTACTGCCGCTAACGCAGGTAAGTTATATCTAGCAACAAGTCAAAAAGATTTAGTGGATACTTATGGTACTCCTTTCTTCTATACTACAACTAATGGTACACCTATTCAGGGTTATGAGCTAAATGAATATGGTCTATTAGCCGCATACAGCGCATTAGGCGCGGCAAATCGTGTATATTGTTTAAGAGCAGACATCAATCTAGCAAGCCTAGTAGGTACAACAAGTCGTCCAAGTGGTGCACCAGCAGGCGGTACATTCTGGTTAGATTCTTTGACTAGTACATGGGGTATTAATGAGTTTAATGCTACGACAGGCACATTTACATATTATGAGCCAATAGTAATTTATCAATCAGATATGTTAACTGGTGAAGTTCCTATGAACAGTATCGGTAATATAGGTGATTATGCCGTAAATGCAATTCAAATTACAGAAAGTTCTCCGGATTCATACGGACAGTATTTCTATAAAACAACTAACAATGAGTGGGTAGTAGTTGGTTCTAGCGGTTGGTGCAATGATTGGCCAACAGTTGAGAGTACAAATTCTAATCCTGTATTAAGCGCAGGTGATACAATCACATTCAATCTTAACGGTGCATTTAATTTCACAGTTGCAGTTCCAAGTGGTCCTAATAATAACGTAGCAGGTTTAGCTACTGCGATTAATAACTTAGGTTTCGCATATGTTAGTGCTAGCGTTACATCTGGTAAATTAAACATTTACTCAGCACAACCTGAGTTGGTAGGTCAACGTCCATATTTACAAATCATAAGTGGTTCTGGTACTGTATTAACATCATTGGGATTAACAGTTGGTTATTATTATCAACCTGTTGTTGCATTTGGTACAGCGGCACAAATGCCATTATGGACTTCTAGTCAAGCACAGCCTGCGCCAACTGGTTCAGTATGGATTAAGGTTGGTAGTTCAGGCAACGGATTAGTTCCGGTAGTAAATGAATATTCAACACTAACCCAATCATGGAGTGCAAAATCAACTGCATTAGCTACCGCTGATTGGACAGTTGATAGTACACTAGACGCAACAGGTGGACAGGCTATACCAAAAGATTCTGTTTATGCACAGTATGGTTTTGATAATCAATTTAATCAAGGTCCGGTATATTTATGGAAGCGTTTAGCTACAGGACCCACTGTAGTCACAGGTACTACAACCAATTGGACATTGACTGGTCTTATTGAAAGCCCAACTACAATGGGTATCAAAGTAAGTATCCCAGGTTCAACGTCATTATCTGGTTATTATAACATGACCATTGAAAATGGAATGACCGCTACTGACTTTGTTACAGCGTGGACAGCAGCCGGTGCACCATATACAACAGCAAGTGTTACGACAACTGGTGCTATCCAACTTACTCATACTTCAGGTGGTGAGATTTTATTATATGACCAACTTTTATCTGGTGCAAATCAAGGTAAACCAAGTGGCGTATTATCACAGATTGGTATTGTTGTAGGTACTACAACTGGTGTAAAATACGGCACATCACGCTCACAAAACTTTATTGTGTCACAGACTTCAACTACTGGTAGCGGAACTGGTGCTACAATCAGAGTAAGTCCGCAATACGGTAAGTACATTTTAAATGGCAATGGCGTTGGCGCCGGTAGCACAGGATTTGCAGCCGGTGATGAAATAACAATCGCAGGTACAACATTGGGAGGAACAAGTCCAGCTAATGACTTAGTAGTTAAAGTTGTTAGTGTTAATTCACTTACAGGTAACAGTATCAATGCAGTGACCTATGTAAGTGGTAGCCCTGCACCGCAAGCCTATGCAACACAGTTAAGCAATTGGATTAGATTCGCATACACAGCAAGTAACGGTGCCCCAGTACAGTTGCCAGCTGACATGACCAACTGGTTCTATAGCGTGAATGACCAAGTTGACATTATGGTTAACTATGGTGGTGTATGGAATGGTTACAATAATTTAGCTTATGATAGCTCAGGTTTCCCTGCACACACTGGTAGCAACATGACGGATCCAAATGGTCCTATCATGAGTGCAACTGCACCTACAGTACAGAGTGATGGTACATCATTAGAGTATGGTGATTTGTGGATAGATACAGGTATTGATGCATTGGAATTATTCCCAGTAATTCATCGTTGGCAGTTAGTTAATGGTACTGACACATGGGTATTGATTCGCAATACAGCAAACACAAGTAGCAACGGTATCATATTCCAAGATGCACGTTGGGGTACTTCAGGTGCTATCAATCCAGTTGATGATCCTATCCCAACAATCAAGAGTATGTTAACTAGCAATTATATTGATTTAGATGCACCTGATCCAGCAATCTACCCAAATGGTATGCTACTATGGAACACACGCCGTTCAGGTTATAATGTAAAACAATTTATGACTAATTATTTTACAGGTGCAAATTATCCTAATGCAGGTGTGTACAATCCTGGTTCACCGACTAATATCGATAACTTACCGGAATTCAGTTACACATGGGTAACAGTAAGTGGTAATCAAACAGATGGCAGACCATTCATGGGAAGATTTGCTCAACGTGAAATGGTAGTTAAATCATTAAGTAGCGTGGTTGATACAAACACAGATATCCGTGATGAAGATAACTTCTTTAACTTGATTGCATGTCCTTACTATGAAGAACTACAACCTAATATGGTTGTATTGAATGCGGATCGTGGTGATACTGGTTATATTTTAGGTGATACTCCAATGGGATTACCAGCTAATGCTACAGCTATTCAAGCATGGGCAACTAATGCCGCAAGTGCACCAAGAACTGACGAAGAGGGTTGTGTAACACGTGATACTTATTTAGGTCTGTTCTATCCAAGTGGATTAACAACAGACTTGAGTGGTAACTTAGTAGCAGTACCCCCAAGTCATATGATGTTACGTACATTCTTAAGAAATGACCAAATTGCTTATCCTTGGTTTGCGGCAGCAGGTACACGTCGCGGTATCATTGACAATGCAACAAACATTGGTTATTTAAACAGAACTACAGGTGCATTTGTTCCAATCAAGACTAACGTTGGTATTCGTGATACATTGTATATCAACTACATTAATCCATTGGTATTCTTTACTGGTCTTGGATTATTGAACTTTGGTAACAAGACAAGTTATGCATCTAATAGTGCATTGGATAGAACTAACGTTGCACGTTTAATTGCTTACATACGTAGACAATTAACACTAGCAACAAGACCGTTCGTATTTGAACCTAATGATGCATTGACACGTAATGCAGTGGCAGGTGTTGTTCAAACGTTGCTTGTTGATTTAGTTTCTAAACGTGGATTGTATGATTACTTGGTAGTTTGTGACCAAAGTAATAATACTCCAGCTAGAATTGATAGAAATGAATTATGGATCGATGTTGCAATCGAGCCTGTTAAGGCAGCAGAATTCATTTACATTCCAGTAAGAGTGTTGAATACAGGTGGAATAGCAGGTTTAAACAAATAAAGACTAGCCCGAAAGGGCTATCTTTATAGATAAATAAGATTAACAGGAGAAATAAAAATGGCAACAGCCTCACAATCATTGTATAACATGACAGTAGCATCTGATAATGCCGGCGGCAATCAGGGCTTGTTAATGCCAAAACTACAATTCAGATTCAGAGTTAACTTTTTGAATTTTGGTACAGGTGGCAGTACAGTAAACTTAACAAAACAAGTTATTGACTGTTCACGTCCTAACGTACAGTTCCAAGAAATTACATTACCAGTATACAACTCAACAATGTATTTGGCAGGTAAGCATCAATGGCAGACTCTTTCTATTAATATTCGTGATGATGCATCAGGCTCAGTTAGCAAACTAGTTGGTCAACAATTACAGAAGCAAATGGACTTTGTTGAACAAGCAAGCGCGGCAAGTGGACAAGATTATAAATTTGAAACAAATATTGAAGTATTAGACGGTGGTAACGGAACAGCGGCTCCTGTAGTCTTAGAGACATGGGAACTATACGGATGCTTTGTACAAACTGCTAACTACAACACATTAAACTATGGTACTAACGAAGTAGTTACTATTTCATTGACAGTACGCTTTGATAACGCAATTCAATCACCAATCGGTTCTGGTGTTGGTGCATCTGTTGGTAGAACAGCTGGATCCATCGCTACTGGTATCGGTGGTTCTCTTTAATTAGAGAATTAGGAAATAATCCATGAGTGGATTTTTTCAAAATCTATTGAAAGACGCTGCCGGAACATTTTTCGGCAGCGATTACCTACGTGATTACACTCACGCTAGTAAAACATTTAGGACTAATAGCTATCAATATGCTCCTAAATTCAAGTATCTATTTCATGTTTATTTTGATATAAACACAACAGCATACAATCAAAATGTAAGTACAGGTACAAATTTTGGGCTAGATGTAAAAACAGCAGGATTACCTAAATTTACATTTGATACCGTAGCATTAAATCAATATAATCGTAAAAGAATCATACAGAGTAAAATTAAGTATGATCCAATATCCATAACATTCCATGATGACAATGGTACAGCGGCAGGTAGTCCAACAGCAGGTGGTATCATAAGAAGTTTGTGGAAAGCATATTATAATTATTACTATGCAGATGGTAACAATGCACAGGTTGTATTTGCTGGTGCACGTGGTGGTATAAATCCAGCTGTTGGTGGTATTGCAGGTCCAGGTGGTACAGCTTCTAATCCTAACGCTGCCACATACAATAACAGAAATCAATATGATCCTAGTATATCAGGTAACGCAACTTGGGGCTATATAGGAGATACAAACACACCAAATAATGCAGGTGGACAAAAAATTCCATTCTTTAAAAATATAACTATATTTGGTTTAAGTCAACATAACTTTGTAGCATACACTTTAATCAATCCTATTATTACAAGTTTTGGACATGACACTTATAGTTATGCTGAAGGTACCGGTACTATGGAAAATCAAATGACACTTGATTATGAAACCGTAGTGTATAACGAGGGTGCTATCAGTGGTACTTCACCAAGTGATATTGTAACTGGATTTGGATTAGATGCTCATTATGACAGAACTGTGAGTCCTATATCACGACCAGGTAGTCAGCAAAATATTTTAGGTCAAGGTGGTTTAGTAGATGGAGCTAGCGGTGTCGTAAATAACTTAGCTAATGGTAATATTCTAGGTGCAGTACAAGCTGCCGGTACAACGTATAATACATTTAAGAATGCAAACTTAAAACAAATTGCACAAAGCGAACTGACTACAGGTATTATTAATGCAGTACAACAAACACCTAATAGAAATATAAATGTGGTTACACCTATCTTTGGCGCTACACCAACTAACTCAGGTACATTTGGTGCTCCTACTGCCGCACAGTCAAGTCCACAGCAACTAACAAGAAATCCCTACGCTGGAAAATCAAATACTGGTCCTAATTAATATATAAATACAGCATGGCACAAATACTAGACACTCGCACAACTATGGATCAAACTGTTAGAATCTTTGATTCATTTTATTCCTTTGACCTAATAGTAGCAGGTAATCAATATGATATAGTACATAGTTACTTTTTAGGAGTATGCACTACGAAAAATATCGCAAATAATTTTACTGCTGTGTTGTTTAGGATCGCACAAGATAGTGGTATTTCTGTTCTTGACCTACTGGATCAAATTAAGGGAAAGAATAAAATGGAACTTAATCAAATACTTGCTTATTATTTAAACAGTTTTAAAAGCAAAACATCATTGTATGGAATCTCATACATACCAAAATCAAATCAACCGGTAGCACGTAATATTGTGCTTTAATCATGGCAAATTATGCACAAGGTATATTCACTCCCAAAAATCCACAAAAGTATGTAGGTAAGCACAAACCTAAATATCGTAGTGGTTGGGAATTAACGTTTATGACGTTTTGTGACACACATAATAATGTAACGCATTGGGCAAGTGAAGCAATAGCAATACCATATCGTCATCCAATGGATGGTAAAGTGCATAACTATATTCCTGATTTTTTCGTTGTATATCAAAATAAATATGGTAAATCAATTGCTGAGGTAGTTGAAATAAAACCTAAAAAGCAAAGTCTTATTGAAAGTCGTAGTGCAAGCGCAAAGGATAAGATAGTTGTGGCAATCAATCATGCAAAATGGCAGGCTGCAATGGCCTACTGTAAAATACAAGGTTATACATTCAGAGTTATAACTGAAGATGACCTTTTTAGAAACGGGTCACGAAAGTAAATAAATACTTTCATGACTAAAAAACTAGAAGAACTTTTTGAATTACCTCAGAGTGAGATTGACACTCTTAGTATTCCTATTCCCGATAATGCAGAGTTAGTTATTACAGAAACACTAGATAACATAGAAAAGATTGAGAATGCATTACCTCAAGTACGAGGTCTTGATATGGCTGATGGTGAAATGGACGAACTTGCGGGACTAGCAACAAGCAGTTACAAAGACCTAATGGACTTGGGTATGCAAGTTGACAGCAGATTCGCAAGTGAGATATTCAATAGTGCAGGAACAATGCTTGGACACGCTATTACTGCTAAAACTGCGAAGATTAACAAAAAACTTAAGATGATTGAACTACAGTTGAAAAAGGCACAGTTGGATCAAAAAATAGCTAGTAAAACAGAGGAGATTGAAAACACTCCTTTAGGTGAAGGTAAGGCATTAGACCGTAATGAACTATTGAAAATGCTCTCCGTAAAATCAGACAAAAATGATAAATAATTAATACAGGAATAAAAAATGAAAAGCCTAAAACAATACATAGTAGAAAGTGTTCATACATACAATTACACTATCAAAATTGCCGGCGAACTTGACAAGAAATTTTTAGACATGTTTAAGTACAATCTAAAAAAGTTTGATCCAGTCAATATTAGCGACCCGGTACGTACTC